GAGATCCTGGCTGGTGTCGTCTCCAGAAAGGTGAAGCAGTGAAGGGCCAGAAGAAGGTTGCTGCTGTCCTTCGTGAGTACAAGAAGGGCGAACTGCATAGCGGCAAGGGTGGCCCTGTGGTGAAGAACCCACGGCAGGCACTGGCCATCGCATTGAGCGAAGCTGGTATGGCAAAGAAGCGACGCGGACGCTGACATGTGCTCACCTGCGATGACTGGTGGCGGTGCCGCAGGTGTCGGCAAGGGCCTCGGCATGGGACTGACCGAGGCCTTGGCGGCATCACGCATCGCAAAGGAAGATGTGCAGCAAGGCAAGGCAGTGCAGGCTGACCCTCGCCTGATGCAGATCTACGAAACTATTGGGATGCCTGGTCGACCTTCATGAGGGGGTCGGTGTCTGGCTCCCATAGATTGATGGTGCTGGTGTCGAAGTCGTAGTCACCGTGGCGCAGGATGCGGGAAAGCCTGGCCATGTGGACTGCATCGCTGTAGGTACGGCCAGCCTTCTTGTAGGCACCCAGCACCTTGTCCCATAGCTCAGGCAAAGTGATGGCATCAGCCAGGGTCTTGGCTGCAGTGACAGGGCCAAAGCCCTTGAGGCCTTGGTAGTTGTCGGTGCTGTCACCGGTTAGAACCTGGGTCATCCATGCACGGTTTGCATCGACGGGGTGGATCACTTCGATCTGGTCGTTGACCAGGATCTGGCACGGCACGGTGCGCATGTCCTTGTCGGGTGAGATAACGATGGGGTTGGACAGCGTGCCATTGGTAGCCAGCAGACCGAGCACGTCGTCAGCTTCCAGGCCTGTGTAGGTACGGGCTGGGTAAGTCTGCTCCATCCAGATGCGGAGGTCCCTGATACCAAGGGGCTTGCGTTTGCCAAGGCGGTTGGCCTTGTACTCCTGGTGGATCTCGTGGCGGAAGGTGGGGTAGTCGGAGAAGCAGAGGATCAGGTCGTTGTCGAAGGTGACGTCCCGCCAGAAGGACAGCCTGCTGCTGATGTAGTCCTTGACGTCGCCCTGCTCAAGGTGAAGGGTGTGGGTCCATTCATCCCAGCGGATGTCACATTCATTGGCAGCACAGGCGGAGTAGAGCAGCCAGTCGGCGTCGATGAGGAGGGTCATTGGTCAGGGTGCAGGTGTGGTGGATGTTTCGTCAAAGCTGTTCAGCCATTCCCGAAGGCGGTCGCCTGTCGGTGTCTTGATTGGCCAGGAGCAGAACTTGAGCAGGGCCTTGCGATCCCCGAAACACATGGAGGCGTTGGGCTTCCATGCCAGGTACATGGGGCCATTCCATTTGTCGACCTGCCGCTGGATGCGCAGACCAGGGGCAGAGAAGAAGTCGTCTTTCATCGGTAAGCCAAGCCCTCAAAGTCTTTGCGCAGCTTGAAGGTGGACATCCCTTCGTAGGTCCTGGCGTGGGTGATGGCTTCAGTTGGGATGCGTGTTTCCATCGTGTACCAGGCATGGCTGCAGCTTGTGCATTTCCTCCTGCGAATGACGGCGTCGCCTCGATAGTGCCTGCTCATCGTGGTGCGGATGAGGTCGCAGTTGCATTTGGGGCAGTTCATGGTGGGTTAGGTGCCGAAGTAATGGGACATAGGAACGACCAGTCGACCGGTGTCCTGGTCGTAAAGCAGCTTGTCGCAGGGTCCTGTCTGCCCGCTGAAGCGGTTCTTCAGGACCCTTAGCTGCAGTTCATTGCGCTCAGCCACATCGCCTTGCTGGTTGCGTTCAGCGCCGATCACCATGTCCGACAACTGGGCAATGGCATGGCTGCCACGCAGCTGCGACAGGGAGGTCTGAGCACCTTCCTCATGGCCACGCCCTTCTGGTCGCTTGAGGTGGGACACCAGGATCAGGCCAATGCCTGACTGCTCGACCACTTGGCGCAGCTTGGTGCAGGTGACGTCGATGGCACGCCGTTCATCGAGGTCAGCAAGGCCACTGATCACGATGGTCAGGTGGTCAAGGATCACCATGTCTGCGCCCTCTGCATCGGCCAGGTACCTGATCTTGTTGATGAGGTGCTCGGGATCCATGGACCCAAAGTGGTCGTACAGGAAGCAGCGACCGGTGCCAAGCACCCGCTCAAAGCCATCACGCAGCTCCTCCTCGGTGGCCAAGGTGGGGTCCAGGTGGATGGGCTTGTTGAGTTCAATGCCAACGATGCCCTGCATGGTCCGCTTGGTGGACTCCTCAAGGGCGATGTAGCCAACACGCAGGCCCTGCCGCAGGAAGTGATGGGCAATCTCCCGGCAGACGGATGACTTGCCCACCCCACTGCCAGCACAGATGGTGGTCATCTCCCCTTTCCTGAAGCCACGGGTCATGGCGTTGAGGACAGGCCATGGGTACTGACAGATGGAGACAGCACCCGGCTTGATCAGTTCCTCCCATAGTTCGCTGGCATTGACGATGCCGTCGGGTCGGGAGGGTGTGGCCTTCCACAGCAGGTCACGCAGCAGGTCACCCTCGCCTGCCAGCAGCATGTCGTTGGCGTCCTTGCGGGGCAGCCGGCAGATGGCTGCCTTGCCCAGGGGCAGGACAGTCAGTGCATCTTCTGCTGCCTTCTGGCCAGGCTCATCGCTGTCGAAGCACAGCACAATCCGCTGGAACTGGCTGAGCCATGCAGCATTGGCAGCCAGGTACTTCTTGGCCGACTGTGCCCCATTGGGTAGGGACACCACGGGATAGCGGTTGCCTTGCACCTGGCTGACCGACATGGCGTCGATCTCCCCCTCGGTGACAACGACAAAGGCACCACCACTGCCACCGATGCCTTGACGCCAGAGGTGCTGGCCCCAAAGCTGCATATTGCTGGTGTCACCCAGCCAACGGAACCGCTTGTTCGCATCACGCAGGTGCTGCGCCACCTCCTTGCCTTGCTGGTTGCGGTAGGTAGCGACCTGCACAGGCACGTCGTTGTGGACGCTGTACCCGTAGCCGTACAGCTTGCAGGTATCTGCCTGAATCCCCCGCTTATCGAGGGCTTTGGTGGTGACGAAGTCCAGCAGGGGTGTGATCACTGGTGCCATGGGCTGGATAGGTTCCAGCTTCTCTTGCTTGGCCGGCTGCTCCTGGTACCCGCACCCAAAGCAGGTGGCGTGACCGTCGTCGTAGCGGGCCAGGTTGTCTTTGCTATTGCACTCCGGGCATGGTTCATGCCTCAGGAACTTGGATGGCATGGGTGTACCAGGTGGTGGGTATGTGGCCTTCACACCAAAGGAAGCCGTGGCGCTCAGCCCATTGCCAATAGGCCAGGGCGCCAGGTCTACGGGACAGCTTGGTGTCAGCCCGCATGAAGCAGAACCGGATGTCCTTGTCAGGGTGTGCGGCCTTGACTGCGATCATCTTTCGCCGGTCCTCTGGTGTCAGTAGCCCCTTGGTTTCAACCATCACCCCATTGGGCAGGATGAAGTCAGGGGTGTACTTGGCGTGGATGACGTAAGGCAGGACCTGCCCCTCGTAGTTGAAGGGCAAGCCCCGCTTGTTCAATGAGCCAGCAACTTGCTGCTCAAACTTGGAGCGGTAATCAGAAGTCCGACTCGTCGAAGGGGACGGACGTCGTGCTGTCGAACGGCGTTGCCTCCGACGTGGTGCCAGTCCATCCGTCTTCTTCGCCAAAGCCAAAGCTCTCTGCGCTGCCGCCACCTTCGACCAGGTCAATGATCTGGACGGCTTTCAACCTGAGGGTAATGCCGGCACCAAGGGCTGCCTGATAGAAGGGGCAGGCCTCAAAGTTCACCTTGGCCACGGTGCCGGACCACATGCCCTTGAGCGACTCACGGTCACGGACTGGCTGGCCCTTGGAATCAAACAGGGCAGGCACTGAGGACCAGGCACGACCGTCACGGTCAATGCCCTTGGCTTTCATCTTGGTCTTGATGACAAAGCAAGGCTTGCCGTCGATCTCCTCGTACCCATAGGGCAGGTCAGCCAGCTTCCAGTCCTTCTTGCTGGGGTCCTGCTGCTTGAGTGATGCCTTGTGGCGGGTGAGCAGGTCGTCTAACGCATCAGCCAGGGCCGCGGCCTCAGCTGAGTCGATGATGGCCGTCGCCTTGTAGACACCCTCAGGGTTGAACTTGGTTTCGGGTTCGATGAGCTTGGGGTACTTCAGCTTGGCGACAGGGGTGGTCAGCTTCAGCTTGTCGATCAGGTTGTAGTTCATGGTCAGGTAATGAAGTAGTTGGACCTGCGGACCAGGTCGATGTCGAAGTTCCCAACTGCGGGAAGTTCGGGCAGTTTGCTGTGCAGTTCAGCTGGCAGCTGGGCCAGCAGCTCAGAGGAGATGGTGGTGAACCAGTCCTCGGAGTACATGGCAGCAAAGGTGTTGCGGACAGAGTCCCGCACCCTGCTCATCTCAGCTGGTGTGGTGGCAAAGCAATCGTGGATGCCACCCAGATTGATTACACCCTTGGCGAACGCATCGACTGTCGTGAGCGCCATGTGACTGGCGTCCAGTGAGTGGATGATGTTCGGGCTGAGGCCGTTGCCCATTCGCTTGGGGTTGAGCCCAAGCTCCTCGATGTTCAAGGCAAAGCGCCCGAGCACAGGGGATAGATGGTGCAGCTTGATCAGCACACGGCGCATGTTGGGGTACTGCTGCCTGATGGTCAGGCCTGATGGAGAGGTCCACTGCATAGGCGTGTTGCTCTCACCAGCCAGTGCCCCGACCCGCTTAAACCAGTGCATTGCTGCCTTGGCGGGGCCGATCATGTTGGCCGTCTCATTGCTGAGCAGGGTTGCCATGTAATGCATGGCTGCGATGGCACCGTCTTTGAAGTGCCATCCGTCTGTGCCGTACAGCTGCAGCGTCCTCTCAAACGACCAGACCTGGCAGTGCTTGAAGACTGTCTGCCTGGTGGCTGAGTACGGCATGGTCATGACCACTGCCTTGGTGAGGGAGCGGTCAGGCTGCAGCTCCAGCCAGGAGCGGGCGTGTGGGTTGTCCACATCAGCCCGCAGGTGCTCAAG